AGAAAAAGAGGACAAGGATCTAAAAGAAGACGAGAAAACAAAAGCTGAAGAAGAAGGCTATCTCGACGGAGAAAAAGATGCTGATGAAGACATGGACGAAAAAGAAGATGAAGAAATCGACTTAGAAGACATGACTGATGATGACCTTAAAGACTTTATCGAAGACGTAATTGCTGATATGGTAGGCTCAGGTGAGCTAGAAGCAGGTGATAATTTCGAAGAAAAAGAAGAAGTAGACGTAGACGTTGAAGATGAAGTAGACGTTGAAGTAACAGAAGCAAAAAAGAAAAAAGACGACGATAAAGAAGACGTTAAAGAAGAAAAAGAAATGGATGAAGCCGCAGTTGGCACTCCAGGAAGTGGAACATATACAATGACAGACTATGACAGGGCAAAAGATGACCCTAAAAGAAAAACTGTTGGTGGTGAAGCTATGAAAATGCTTGCAAAAGCAGGATTAAATATAGCCAAATTACCTTCAGATATAGCTGCTGGAATTAAAAAATGGTCTGATGAAATGGAAGAACCAAAGAAGTATGCTCAATCTGGAAGGAAAGCAGCTACAAGACCTGGTAAAGGTTTCTTAGGTTTAGAAGAAGAAAAGGACGAAGAGCTTAAAGAAGCTTACGCTACAATTAAATCTTTAAAATCTGATTTAAACGAAGTTAATTTACTTAATGCTAAATTACTCTACACAAACAAGATTTTCAAAGCTAAAAACTTAACTGAAAATCAAAAAGTTAAAGTATTAGGTGCTTTTGATAAAGCTGGTACTGTTAAAGAAACTAAATTGGTATTTGAAACTTTAAACGAAGGTTTAAAGACTAAAAAGGCTCCAATTAGAGAATCTTTAGGTGCTGCTTCAAGAGTATCTGGAAATGTTAACAAGAAAAAACCAATTATAAAAACCGACCCAATGGTGGCAAGGTTCCAAAAATTGGCAGGTTTAAAATAAATTAATAATAAATAAACAAACAATAAAATGAGTCAATTAAATTCACTTTTAGAAAGCTCTGCGAACAACTGGAAAAGTGTTCAGAGTGATGCTGCTAGATTAGCAGACAAGTGGGAAAGAACAGGACTATTAGAAGGTTTAGGCGAAGTTAACAAGAACAACATGAGTATGATTCTTGAAAACCAAGCTAAGCAACTTGTTGTTGAGCAATCACAAACTGACCAAGGCGGCTTTGCTGCTAATGGCGGTAATGGTGCTCAATGGGCTGGTGTAGCTTTACCATTGGTAAGAAAAGTATTCGGACAAATTGCGTCTAAAGAATTCGTTTCTGTTCAACCAATGAACCTACCTTCAGGTCTAGTATTTTTCCTAGATTTCCAATATGGACAAGACAAAGCATTAAACTTTGGAGCAACTCCAACAGGAGATGTTTATACAAGTCCATCTTCTATGTACGGTAACACAAACCCAGCTGGTGGAGCAGATCCATCTGATGGTTTATACGGTGCTGGTAGATTTGGATATTCAATCAACCAATTCTCAGCTTCAGTTACTACTACAGTATCTACTGCTTCTTGGGAACAATTACATTACAGTGCTGAATTATCAGCTTCTGTTGCTGCTGGTGGTTATACATCTGTATCTATCCCTGCTAGCGGTTTAACAAGACCTGATACTAAAGGAGTTAGAGCATTTGTATTATCTTCTGGTTCATCAGAATCAGCTGCTTCTACTGCACTATTAAGACCTCAGTATACTGAGTATGATGGAACTAACATTTACTTTATCTATGAAGGTGCTGTAGATGCTACAAACATTCCAGATGAAGGCGCTAATGCTGGTTTCTGTTTATATAACCAACAACCAACATCTGACTTTAGAGGAGATTTCGAAGATGCTGCAGATGCAGGTAGACCAAATGCTGAATCTACTGCTGCTGACGCATTAGCAATTCCTTCTATCGATGTAAAAATGAAATCTGAAGCAATTGTTGCTAAAACAAGAAAGTTAAAAGCACAATGGACACCAGAATTTGCACAAGATTTGAATGCTTACCAAGCACTAGATGCTGAAGCTGAGCTTACTTCAATCATGAGTGAATATATTTCATTAGAAATTGATTTAGAGATTTTAGATATGTTAATCCAAGATGCATCAGCTGCTGATGAGTACTGGAATGCAGAAAATAACAAATCTTTAAATTCTGCAAAAACAGGATATGATGATTTAAATTTCTTCAATACACAAGGACAATGGTTCCAAACATTAGGAACTAAAATGCAAAAAGTATCAAACAAAATTCACCAGAAAACTCTTAGAGGTGGTGCTAATTTCTGTGTGATATCT